TCATAAATCAGTGGCATCTTCCCAAGGGGATTTACCTTCTTTGACAAGGTTGTTAGCGAGAGCTATGGTCTCTGCAGCCCGATGCGAGAGAAATAGCAGACCTTTTCCTTGGGGGTCAAAAATGGAACGGAACTGAGTCATGTTTAAGTAAGTATAACATGAGATAAAAAAGAGAATGTCTTCATTAATTTTTGCATGATACATTCTTAACATCAAATGGTAGGTTTCTTGATCGGAAGTTTTGTTTAGAATATCAATAAGATAATAAAAGTGTTTAAATTCTTCATTAAAACTTATTTTCATTTCTGATAAAACAAAAGCGGGTCGATAAAAGTCAAATCCTCTTCTATTGTCCGGGATATTGTTACTCATCATCGACCATAAATCATTTAACAATCTACGATAAGCTTCTTTTATGAACTCATCTTGGTTTACAACTTTTTTTTTGTTTATTGAGTACACTTTTCTTTCAAGTATGGAATTGAATGTATCGATATAATTCTCAAATGATTTTAAAGAGAACTCTTTTTCCATATTTTTAATTTGACGCTCATTGCTTTTTATTGATTCTATCGTTAGCTGATGCGTTTTTTCATTGTTTTTAAGTGTGATGTGAAGTGTATATATTAAGGCAAATATGCTACATGCTGACAAAAGTGTGCCACTAGTCCCACTTAAGAATGAACCTAGACTTGACCAATCAGCTTGATTTTTAGATAGCTCACCATGAAAAATATAAAAATAAAGAGCCAATGGGACTGATGATATGATTATAATCATGAGCGAAATTAGCAGAGGAATTGATATTTTATTTTTTTTCATTTTTAAATGCTCTAGAAAGAGGATTGAACATTAAAGCTTCTTCCAAATGATCAGGAGAGAAATGTGAGTATCTCATGGTCATTTTAATATCTGTATGCCCTAATATGCTTTTTAGTACGAGGATATTTCCGCCGTTCATCATAAAGTGCGATGCAAAGGTGTGGCGCAATACATGCGAAAGCTGGCCGTCCGGCAACTCAAAATCAGCACGCTCTACCGCTTTGCGGAATGCCGAGTAACATGACTTGAAGAGCCGCCCTGGCTTTTCTGGTTTCGGTAATGCATCGTAAAACTCTTTACTGATGGGTACGGTTCGGTTTCGGTTGCCTTTGGTCTTGAAGAAACTCACTTTCAGGTTTTTGATCTGCTTAGTCGTCAGTGATTCCGCTTCGTCCCATCGTGCGCCGGTGGCTAGGCAAATGCAGGCCACCCAGAACGTGCTTTCGTTCCGGCTGGCTTTGCATTGTTCCAAAAGGCTGCTGATCTCGTCGTGCTCAAGATAAGCCAGTTCCGCCTCCTCTGATTTGAAGGCGCGAACCCCAGCGAGTGGGTTATCCAGCTTCCAATGTCCCAAGCGCTTCAGCTCATTGAATACTGCGCGGAAGTAGGCAAGCTCAAGATTCATTGTCCTGGGCGATACTTGTTTCACGCGCGCGGTTCGGGCTATCTCACCGGATAGGCGCTTTTTACGATACAGGGAAAACATGGTTGCATTAAACTCATGCGCCAGCGGTTCTCCCATGCTTTCACAGGCAAACTCCATTGCCCCTTTGCGCTTTTCGCCATCGTCTAGGGTTACGCCATGTTCGTCGAACCACTGACTTACCAGCTGGCGCAGAGTGCGCCGATCTTCTTTACCATCCAGCCACGGTTTAACGTGTATGTTTTCGAGGGTGTGATTCTGGTACGCCAGCGCCTCGCCTTTAGTCGAAAACGTCTTACGAATGCGTTTGCTGGGCTTGCCCTTCGGTTTCCCTTCAGGGTAAAAGTCCAGTAACCATTTGCCATCAGACTGTTTTCTGATCCCCATAGCTATGAACCTTGCTCAAATTTTTTCTCGGCATCCTTATCCCAGAAAATACTGGATAAATAATTCGAATTGGCCGGGATGATTGCTGACTCGTCACCAGTTATAAAAATATGATCGCCATCATTATCAATACCATCATAAATTCCAATGGAACCTCTGGCGTCTCTGAATGCTCTACCTTTGATAGTTTTTGGTGCCAGTCGCAATGCTTCGCTGAAACTCAATGAATAGTCTTTAGCGTTCTCTCTCTTTGATGATTTGTAAAAATCAGAATGATTAGTGAGTCTGTTTATTTTACTATCTAGGTTTTTTATCATTTCAAATATAACAGAGTCTTGGGCGTTTAATTGTAATCTATCGATATGAGCAGGTTGGATTCTTAAAAGTTTTATTATTGAATTTACGTCGTCTTCTGGCGCAGCTTCAGTTTCGGTTAGCATTGCAGAAACTTCACTTATATCTCTAATCACTGTGTCGATTCTTAAGTTAGGATTATATTGAACGTACCGGAATCCAGTGATATCAAAAGGTGTAGTTGTCAAACCATCGGTTATAAGAATGGTTTTTTTATTAAACGCCTGTCTAAGTCCTAACTCGTAAAACACATTTGCGTTTTTTGAGCTCAAATCGCAAATAGCCATATCACACTCTATTATTTTTTTTAATATGTCAAACATTATCATGTGTGATGCTTTGGAATCATCAGCACGAATTGCCTTATAACCTGCTTTTTGGCATGCCGGCTTAATTAGATGCTCATAAACACGATTAAAATGGCCATTATCGTAGTCAGAATGTTCTGCGATAGGCATTATTATAAAACAAGTTTTTAAATCGTTTTCAAAATCTTTTTTTTCTGTTGATTCAACGTTATCCATCTTATTTACCTTCAGATATGATTAACACTACTTTGCCAATAACTTCAATATCATCCACAGAGCAATCGAACGCCATACCTACACCACTAATTCGCACTTTTTTTATAGGAATTCTAGTTAGTGTTTTAATACTTATTTTTCCTTCAATATTGACCAGCCATTCACCATCATAAATTTCCGAGAACTCCTGATCTAAGATGTACTGTGCTTTCTCATCCTGTACACAAATTGGTTTAGAAGGTAGTGGATTCCCAGCCCTGAAGAAAACCCTATCGAACATTACGTGCCCACAATCGTAAAGCTGACCATCAACAAGCTTTTGGCTGGGTATTTTCATTATGTCTAATTCGTCACTTTCAAATTTTTTGCCGCTTCCAGTTGCCAGCCATTCTAAGCTTACCCCAGTTTCAGCCATGCATTTAAGCATGATATCTGCGGGCAGCCCGCCGCGCTTGTACCGCGAGGAAAGCGAGCTTGCAGCCATATCAAGGTGCTCCGCTAGCTGCATCTTCTGGGTGAAGCCGTAAGCCTCAATCACTCTATCTAAAACTGGGGCACTATCAGTGCCTGGGTCAATTCGGAATCGTGCCATTTGCGATCTTGGTATTTAGATATTACCTAATTAATGTTGGCACTTAGATAATGTCTAAGTAACCTAGCTCCTGTTGTTTTCTAATTGCGAATATTGATGAACTTTGCCGAGTTCAAATGAATTGAGGAGTTTGCCTTATGCGTCCTAACATTACAATTACCATTCCAACGCCTTACCTGCCTATTGATGAGTACTGCCGCTTGACCGGCACCCCTATGGGAACCGCTCGCGATATGGTTCGTGATGGTCGCCTTCCAATCCGTGGCAAAGGGGATAAACCCCGCGCCCGCGTCGAAATCAACATGGCCGCGCTGACCGTTCAGGCGCTGAGTGAATGCAACATTGCGCTTAATGCGTAATTGATGCTAGCGATTAGCTCGAGGCGAATCATGTTTGATTTTCAGGTTTCCAAACATCCCCACTTTGACGAAGCGTGCCGAGCTTTTGGGCAGCGTCACAACATGGCGAAACTGGCTGCACTCGCAGGTATGACGGTTCAAACGTTACGTAACAAGCTCAACCCGGAGCAGCCTCACCAACTCACCCCGCGTGAGATTTGGGTGTTGACCGATATCACTGAGGATTCCACCCTGGTTGATGGCTTTCTCGCGCAGATTCATTGCCTGCCGTGTGTGCCGGTTAATGAGCTGGCGAAAGAGAAATTGCAGTCTTACGTCATGCATGCAATGAGCAAGCTCGGCGAGCTGGCCAGCGGCACAGTATCAACAGAACGCCTTACTCCGGCGCGTAAAAATTCGATGGTTGAGAGCATTAATTCGGGGATCCGAATGCTGTCTCTTTCTGCGATGGCTCTCCAGGCTCGTTTACAGGCTAACCCGGCTATGTCGAGCGTGGTCGATAGCGTGAGCGGTATCAGCGCATCGTTTGGGATTATCTGAGGTGACTATGCTGAGGAATGAGCCGTCATTTGCTTCACTGCTGAAAAGCCAAAGCCCCTCTATGCACTTCGGGCATGGCTGGATATCCGGGAAAGATGGAAAGCGCTGGCACCCAAGCCGCGATCAGTCTGCATTGTTAAATGGTCTTTGGGCTAAAAAGCCGTCTTTGTTTACCTGGCTGATTAAACGTTGGGGGATTAAATGAAAAGCGCTGTGCTCTCTTCATCCGTTCCGGCAGCAAGAAAAGAATTTAACAATGTGTACTTTATGCACGTGCGTATTGATGAACCGCTAAAAATGACCGGCGACGAATGTCTCGCACGTTTCCGTCAGCAATTAAAGGCGACGAGTAACGCCGCGCAGCGTAATTTTAATAAGCTGGACGACAATTTTAAATTCGTTGTCCTGACGCTGGCGAACCGTAAAGAGCCAGCAGCATTTAAATCAGATGAAATCGGCAAGTCCTTTGAGTATTTCGACAAATCGCGCCGCTTTCTCATTATTGAGTCGATGAACGAAATAACGCGCTGGGGAAATATACTGCCGCGTCGTTTTTCGAAACACGATATTTATCTGGCCGATTAATTAACCACTTTCAAAAACAAAGGCGTAAACCCGCCGGGCATTCTCTTGCCTAAATTCAGGAGTTTTATTTATGCGTTCAATGTTTATTTCTACGCCGCAAGGCGATAACGCGGTGATGGATGAAATGTTATCTGTCGCCCGTTTGGATGAGCGTCGCAGCCGTGCGGTTGCGGTGTCTGCTCGCCTGGCAAAGCTGGCCTGTCATATTCAGTCCGGGAAGCTGGATTGTCAGCAGGCCGCCGAGCTGCTGCGCGAAGAGGCCGCCCGTTACGAAAACGAAGCGAGGGAGTTGCACTGATGGCCGACGCAATGGACGGAGTACAGGAGCGCGAGCAGGCAGAACGCGAGCGTCATATCCAAAACGCGCGCAGCGGTACGGCTGCGGCTTCTCGTTTCACCTGTGAAGAGTGTGAGACACCAATCCCGGAGGCGCGCCGCGCTGCACTTCCGGGTGTTGAGCTTTGTGTGACCTGCAAAGAGCTTGAAGAACTTAAACTGAAACATTATCAGGGGGGCGCTGTATGACTGCCAAATCTAACAACCTACTTAACGTAATGGCGCGTATTTTGGATAAAGCCCGTCGAAGCACTGAGGTGTTCTTGCCGCGTCAGCGCGCCACATCCATACAGGATAAATGTCCCCCGAAAGAATCGAAGCTACAAATTTTGAAAAAACTTCGGGAACTGCAAAAAGCTCTGTCGCCATCGGCAAATGTCGGGGATTTCCGGATCGATAAAACTCAACAGCCTGGCGAGTACACCGAGCCGACACATGAATATCTGTCGATAGTTCTGCCCAAGTCTGCCAGTCATCCAGTGGAGATACTGGGGTATCCAAATAACGTTGAATTAAAATTTGTAAGGCGTGCCGAACATGTGTTGACCATTCTTCGCGTGGTTTCCAGTCATGTGGACAATTCCATTCCATTTTCCGACCTAGCTCGTGCCGACCAGCTACTGAAAGAGGTAGCCGGTCTTCTATGCGGCATTGAGTCTCACCAAGAAAAGCATCGCAAATGCCCAGCATGTCGGATGCAGAAATGAACTTCATTGGTTCTTTTGTTGCTTCGAAAGCAGTCATCTGAGTAATCAAATCGACATAGCGTCGTTGGGTGGGATCTTCATCAGTGAATAAAGACATAGACACTCCTGTCATAAAAAAGGCTGTGAAAGAGATTCATTATGCCTACGCATGGAATGTTCCAAAACCAGCAATCGCCAGCCCTTACCTAACCTATGCAGAAGAATACCGCCGCAACCGTATGTTTGCGGCGTTGTTACATGCAAGAAAATCCCTGGCGCTTCTGCCTGAGTGCGTGCGTTTTGATGTTTATCGCACTGCCGCAGTGCTGGAGCGTGAGCAGGGAAGTCAGCGAGCTAATGCCTTTTTAATCAGCTTTTGCAAAAGGGCATTGTCCCGCGTTGAGCTTGTTACCAAAAAATACCAGGTGACCGGCATTAATGCCGATGTTTCCAGTGCCGTGTTTGGCGGTCAATTTGATACCGATATTATTCGCTATACCGCATCACGCATGGTCAACATGGTTAGCCGCTATAATCGCCTGCCGGATATGTCCCGCGCTGATGTGGATTTACTGGCCGCTGATATTGCGAACTTTACCCGCGCCGAGATCGCAAACATTGACGACTCTGGATTCGGTGAGCTGAAAACGCTTTATACCTGGTACACCCGCGCCGGGTTAATTGCCCTGCAGTTCAATGTCACCCCGCCGCATTGGGATCGTGTCTTAAAAAAATACGTCAAGCAGGAAGATTTATCCCCGGCAGTTATCAAAATGTTTACTGAAACATGGTGGCGTGGCCGCCTGCGTCGTGTTGCGGCCTCCTGGCGCGAACACCTGCAAATCGCGGTCGGTAGCGTGAGCAAGAAAAAACACGCTTACGCGAGTAAAAACTGCGTGGCTGACTGGCGCGAGCAAAAGCGCCGTACCCGCGAATTTCTTAAGGGACTTGAGCTTGAGGACGAGGACGGCAACCGCATCAGCCTGATTGAAAAATATGACGGTTCTGTCGCTAACCCGGCGATTCGTCGCTGCGAGCTAATGACCCGCATCCGGGGCTTTGAAAATATTTGCAGTGGGCTCGGCTATGTTGGCGAGTTTTACACTATCACCGCGCCCTCGAAATACCACGCCACGACGAAAGCGGGCTACCGTAATACTAAATGGAACGGCTGCAGCCCGGCTGACACACAAGCCTATTTAACGGGTTTATGGGCGCGCATTCGTTCCAAACTGCACCGAGAAGAAATTCGCATATTTGGGATCCGAGTTGCCGAACCCCATCACGATGCCACCCCGCACTGGCATATGCTCATGTTTATGCTGCCGGAAGATGTTGAGCGTGTACGCGGCATCATTCGGGATTACGCATATCAGGAAGATTTTGCAGAGCTGAGAAGCGACAAGGCCAGAAAGGCGCGTTTCCATGTTGAGGCTATCGACCCGGAAAAGGGCAGCGCGACAGGCTACATAGCTAAATACATTTCTAAAAACATTGATGGCTATGCGCTGGATGATGAGAAAGACGACGAAAGCGGCGAGCTGCTGAAAGAGACAGCCCCGGCAGTATCAGCCTGGGCGGCGCGCTGGCACATCCGTCAATTTCAGTTTGTGGGTGGTGCTCCGGTAACCGTTTATCGTGAATTGCGTCGCATGGCTGACCCGGAAACCGCTCACGGCTTAAGCGTCGAGTTTGCTGCTGTGCATGATGCCGCAGATGCCGGTGATTGGGCTGGCTATGTCAATGCGCAAGGTGGTCCGTTTGTGCGTCGTGATGATCTGCAGGTGCGCACGCTGTATGAGGCGCGCGAAGACCTAAACAAGTACGGAGAGGAAACCGTCTGCATTCGTGGCGTATACGACACCGCCATCGGCTCTGATTCGTCAATTTTAACCCGTCTTACACAATGGAAGATTGTCCCAAAACGTGCCACTGATTTGTCCGTTGAATTGGCCTTTGACGTTAAGGGCGCTCCAGCGCCCTCTCGGAGTTCTGTCAATAACTGTACGGGGAGCGATAGCGAGCCACCGGAGCTGGATTTATCAAAACCACTAAGCCGGAGTGAAAGACGGCGGCTGACTAGCCGGTTGAGAGAAGAAAAGCCGGTATCGAGGCGACAATTTACGCCAGGAACGGAAAAACAGGCCGCAGCGATAACGCGAACCATTGAGGAAATACACCAGGTAACCGGCGAAACCATCAGCAGGGGCGAGGCGTTGCACCTGATGGCCGGTGGCCGTGGACGCTTTGGCGATAAGTTATGCCGGGGATCCGCAAGTGGCGAAGTGTTTGCCGCTAAACCGTCTTACGATATGAAAACACAAGGGATCATGAGCCGCGTTTCGAGGTTGTCTGAGTCTGTAAGCAAAGTGTAAAAATTAATCTGCATCAAATCATGTACATACAAAGAGTTAATTTCACTTTCAATTTTTTGTTACAGGATTATACTGTATGAATGTACAGTATCTTTTTTGGGGTTTTTGTGGATAGAGAGTTAAACGAGCACGTTATGATTGAGCGGGTCGAAATGATTGCGCGTCTGACTGCTGAGGGCGCTTGTCAGGAAAGAGACCGTGAAATTGCGTTAAATTTGATTGCGGAGATAGCGAGAGGCAATCTAATGAAAAATAATAATTTTTCTGTTGTTTTCTCCGTGCCACCTGTTGATGCATCCTATGCAAAAGAAGGCAAGGTGAAAGTTAACATTACGTTAGATAAAGGCCAGCAAATAGGTCAGTCGATTATTGATGCTTTCCAGTGTGAGCTGTCCAGGCGGATACAATCTGTTTTTCCATCAACATCCGTTACTGTCAAAAAAGGTTCTATAACTGGTGTCGAGCTGATGGGGTTCGATAAAGATTCTGACCGCGAAGCGCTGGATAGTATCCTTCAAGAAGTTTGGGAAGATGAGAGTTGGCGTTAAATAAATTCATTCCCCCCATGGTATATCATGGGGGGAATTATTAAAAATAGCCTCTCGTTCTAAATGAGAGTCGTGCTATGGTACAACTGATTCGCTATCAATTCAGTTCTGTTTTTTATTTCAACTTCATCCCACTTTGAACTTGATATGTAGGTTTGTTTTAGTGGGTAACCTTTTTCCACTAAGGTTTTAAATTTTTCCTCAATGCTGGCATCTTTCAAAATATTATTATTGGTTGACTCATCAATGAGTAATAAATTCCCAATGCAACCGACTATCTCTGGTGGTACTCCAGATTTTATAGCTGACTCTGGGATGTAGTGCTCTATAGTTAGAAGTTTATGATTTATATTTAAACATGAAATGGCTTCGCCAAGTTGTTTGGATAGGATGTATTTTATTGCATTTTTACTTCTTGTTTTATTAGAGAGGTAATTAAGTTCAATGAAGTTAACCTTAAATTCCTCATAGCGAGGAAGTTTCATTGCTAGAGCTGTGAATAGAGATTTCAGAATTGATTGTATCTCGTCATGTGAGGTCGCATGTGTGAGTTTTATTGCATGTTCAGAGTACGTTGTTGCAATTGAGCCAGAAGAACGCTGTGAAGTTATTGAGTTGAATACGAAATGGAAGTATTCAATCTTATCAAGACATTGCTTGAACATTTTTAAGGTGATTTTGTTCTCTTTCCAAGCCCTTGTGAGAGCAAGTGTCATCGATGATTGTTGTTTGACTTTAAATGAATTGAGATTTTCAAAAACATCTTTAATTTTTAAATCTTGTTTGCTCCACTGTATGCTATCAGGGTTATTGATCATTTTATAATAATCAGCGCAATTAATTATGGTTCTAAGTAGTGTTTCTGCCTTTGAATTGTCATCGCCCAAGTATTCTTTGATTTCAGAGAAAAGCTTCTTATCGGTAGTATATTGATGCTCTGATAACCAATAGTGAAGAAGGTAGTTGTCTAATACATTTTCTCCAGAATCAATATCAAATTTTGAGACCAAGCTATTCCATGATGTTTTTGCTGAATCATATCGAGTATTGTTAGAGCGTAATTTTTTCAAGAATAGGTTTTTAACTAGATCTGATGTTTTTAAATCGCGTCCACGAGCATTTAATGTCTCGAAAATCAAGTAGGCATCATCTTCATTGTCAAGCTGTATAAAAACTAGTTTCAATGCAAGTATTTTATCTCTTATGTCTTTTAATTTCTGAATTGGGCTGTTAACGTCATCATGAAAAAGTTCAATTTGATTTGTCGGTTCTGACTGGATCTCAGGTATTAGTTTTGTTATTTTGTCACGAATAAGGTTGTATGCGTTTTCTAGATTCTTTTCCTCAATGCCAATGTCATCTGTAATATTTTCCTTTTTAAAAGATTGAATTACACCATGAAGGAAGGGAAACGAGGTTTCAGCATTTAGGATAAATTCATTTTCATTATCAACATTCGCCTTTTCAATGTACATGTGAATGCCCTTCGCTAAGTTATCTTGCTTAAGCTGTATGAAGGAGTCTCTTATAACTGATAAAATTATAGTGATTGTTGTTAGCCTTTGCTGGCCGTCAACAATGCCAAAATAGGGTTTTGCTGATTGAAATACAACCATTGAACCAATGAAGTAATTTTCATCTTTATTTTTGGTTATATCCTCCCAGAAATTTTCAACTTCGTCTTTTTCCCAAGAATATGGTCTTTGAAATCTAGGTATTTTAAAGTAACCAGAGGAAAAAATGTCTTGAATTTCTTTATCGTTAGCTTCTATTTTCATGATAAGCCTTAGTCGTAAGTGTAAGTAAGCGGGCTTTGTCTGTTCTTAAGCGGTCAAGGTGTTTAAACCAAGGGTTAGGAGATTGTTTACTGCACCGGCAATGACTCCTGGAGTACCGTCTTTCACAGCACTGATAATTTTATCACCCATCGTCTCATTGCCTCCGAGTGCCTCGGGCTTTTTGTTGAGCACCGCAAGTGCTTTCTCAGTCAGTCTGACTTCGCTGAAATGTGTCTGGTGATTGGTTTTGAAATGGATGTACCCATTTTCACCGAGAAAAGTGAATGTGCCATCAATCACACTTCGCAATTCATTAAATGCTTTCATCTTGGGTGAGTTAAGTTGCTCAAACCAGTCATCAGGAAGTGCGGCGTTAAATTTCTCATAGCTTATTACCTGCGGTACGGGAAAGTTTTCCCATAAAACAGCAAAGATTTCCGCCGCCTGTTGGTTAAATAAATCGAGGTTTTTAGACATGCAAAATTCCATTTCTTCAGATGGTGAGTGGCTTAAGCGCTGGTCGAATCGTATTACTTGTCTGGCGCTGAACAATGACCTGAGCTCACGAGAGGTTAACGCGTATACCGACAAACTGGTCGAGCAGGCGAGCAATATTGAACTTGGTCAGGTCGTCAAAGACTTACTAAATCACATCAGAATGCACAAATAAAAGGATCTTTATCAACATATTAACTTGATTTAGGCGAGTCCGGGACTACCTGTCAGGTAACGGATATCGCTAGCAGACATATAAACAGCATCATTCGAGCATTTCGCGGCGAATAATCACAGACCCGGCACCGAAAGTGTCGGTTTTTTTATGCTATTTCCCGTGATTTTGGGACATGCATGCATTAGGTGAGTGAGTTTGCATGTGACGACTTGGATTTTGTTGGCCCTTTCTCACCAGCACTGGCGCGGCTCCGGCCTGTTCATGCAACTGCATTAAAAGCGACCCCTAAAGCGGGCAGGCGTGGCGGGGAAAGCATTGCGCGCTGAGGCCGGTATTTAATTATTATTTTTCGGCCTGAGCGAGGCGCTGTGGCGTCGACGTGGGGGCGGTCGGATTGCGAGGCGGTGACGGGGTTCGGTGGCGTGTCGTGCGTCTGAGGCGGTCTGAGGGTGGGGGGTAAAAAAGCCGCTCTGAGGCGGCTGTGGTGGATGGGTCAGTCGTCCTCAAGTGAGTATTTTTTGAATCTGATAATTTCCTCCCCCGCCCACTCGTTAAGCTCCATGAAACGCGCCTGCAGTGGGGACAGCTCGTTACGCACAAAGACCTTTGCCACTTTCTCAATATCGCCCATTGAACCGATGTTCTCGGGCTTGCCGCCCATGAGCTGGAACGGGATCCTGTGCGCGTCGAGTAAGTCGGCGGCGCTGGCCTTTTTGATATTGAAAAAATCGTCTTTGGTTGCCACCTCGCTGAGCGGCACGATTTTAATGCCGTCAGGTTTTCCGTTTGGGGCGTAGAAAAACAGGTTTTTAAAATTGCCGAGCCCTTTCGAATCACGCATAGAACGGCGCAGCGCTTCAACGTCGGTGCTGCTCTGCGCGGCGTCGGTCACATACATGATGTAACCGGCGTGCGCGCCGTTCTGGTAATACTTGCGACGGAACAGCGTCGCCGACTCATTCAGCCAGGCTGAATTTAATGCGCTGAGGTATTCCGGCATCCCATAAAGCTCCTGATTAATATCAGGCTCCATCAGGTGAAACACCGAGCCCGCCGCGTACTGGTGCGGCTTGTTGAAGTCCTGCAAAAACCAGTACGTGTCCTGCTCCACGCCGCGCCGGGTGTATTTGGCCGGGGACGTCTCAAAGCGCAGCGCCTTGTTGCTCAAACTCTGCCGTTTTTCCAGAAAGCCATTGCCGAACACCAGAAAATCCAGCGCAAGGCGGCTAAAGTCCTGACTGGAGAGCTTCGGGTGTGGGATGTACGTCGACACCAGAATATTACGCTTAACGTAAATCGGTGAGCTGTGATGCACGGCGGCGCGCATGGTTTTCGCCAGGCCGGAGAAACTCACCGGCGGCTCGTACCACTTCCCGTTATGGGCGCATTCCAGATAGTCGAAAATTTCCCGACGGTCTAGCACCGGCGTCGGCTCCCCGAAGGTAAACGCCTCCATGTTCTGGGAAGGGGAGGCGGTATGCTGCTGCGCTTTTGCCGGGCGCTGGCCTTTATATTTTTTTTTCATCAGTAGAATTCCAGAATGGAGGAGGACGCCTGGCCGCTGGCGGCGGTCAGTGGTTCGTTGATTAATACGTGCATGGTTGCCCAGGCTAAATCGGCGTGGCTCGCCTCTTCGGTGCGGCTGGCTTCATAGGTGGAGCTGCGCCCGCTGCTGGTCATAGTTTTGCGGATAGACATAAACGACTGCGTGATATCCGTCGCGCCGACGTCGTATTCCAGACAGCCGCGGCGAATAGTGTCTTTTGCCTTGAGCACCATCGCGGTTTTCATTTCCGGCGTGTAGCGAATCTCTCGCGCTGCCGGGTAGAACGAGCGCACGAGCTGGTAAACACCCTGGCCGAGGCCGGTGGCGTCAATGCCGATGTACTCCACGTTATATTTTTGCGTCAGCGCCCGGATTGACTCGGCCTGTGTGGCAAAGTCCATGCCTTTCCACTGATGACGCTCAAGAATGCGGAACTTGCCCCCGGCGACAACCGGCGGCGCGATGACCACGCAGCCGGCACTATCACCGCGCAGTGACGGGTCGTATCCAATCCATACCACACGATGGCCGAATGGCCGGTCGGCGTAAGGCTCGACGTCCTCCCATTCTTCCATGCTGTCGACCATGCAGCGCTGCAGCTCCTCGAACGGAAACACCGAGGCTTTATCGTCGACAAACTCGCACATAAACAGGTTGCGGAAATCATCGGCGCTGTTTTCCTGTTTCAGCGTGTCCAGGTCAAACAGGGTACAGCCCCCGGCGAGCGCGTCCTTGATGGTGACAATCTGCCGCCACTGACCATCGGCGCAGGCCGCGCCACGCGCTAATGCAGTGTGGCTGATATCAATCTCTACACGCTCGCTGGTACTGGCGCGCCCCCGGTTAAACAGTTCGCCCGACCAGAACGGATAAGCGCCGTGGCCGAGGGATGATGGTGTCGAAAAATAGGTCGTGCGGAGGTGTTTTTGTGAGGCCATGCCCGAGGCGACTTTGCGCAGCCGCTGGAAATTCGGTATCCAGAAAATCTCGTCGACATACAAATCACCGTTATGGCTCTGCGCGGTATTGGAGTTGGTGCCGAGGAAAATCAGTTTTGCGCCGTTGTTGCCAATCACTACCGGGTCGCCGGTCAGGTCGACTTCGACCAGGCGCGCAAACTGAACGATGTATTCGCGGAACACATACGCCTGCGTCTTGCTGGCCGACAGGAAAATTTGATTGTTCCCGGTTTTGAGCGCGCGCAGCAGTGCCTCGCGCGCAAAATAGAACGTTGCCCCAATCTGGCGGGATTTGAGAATGTCCCGAATGCGGTGCGCCAGGCCAGCTCTGTACCATTCGAGTTGATATTCGAAAGACTGGTCGAAAAAAAGCTCTTCCAGCTTCGCTATCGCCTCATCGCTGAAATAGTTCTTCTTCGGCTGCTTGCGATCCCCTTTATTCCTGTTCGCTACCTTCGGATTTAAGTCAGCTTCATTTCCCGTCTGGCCGTAGCGATTTACGCGTGCCAGTCGCTCCATTTGCCGCGCCAGAAAATCGGCGACTTTGAAGTCGTGCGCCGTGAGGTCGGGTTTAGCGTAAAGCTGAATCAGCCGCGCCTCGAGCGTGCTCTCAACCCGGTTAAGCGGGGCTGTTTCATCCCACTGGTCGCGCTGCTTCCAGCTCTGCACCGTGGGGCGTTTGGTTTGCAGCATTTCCGCGATTTGCGGCACGGAAAAGCCCTGCCAGTACAAAAGCGCGGCCTGTCGTCGCGGGTCGCTGAGGATGGATGTGTCGGTCGTGATGTTCATGAATGCCTCGCCGTGGTTGATACCAGGGCAAGGCTAAAGAAACGGGGGGGCTTATTCGCTAAGCCCCTGTTGTGTCAGGCGTTGCACTTCCGTAACGGGTGGCTGGCGTGGGTCTGAGTCGGGAAACTAAGCCCGAACCCATCACCCACAATCAGGACTCCTGAACATGGCTAAGAAAGTCTCTAAGTTTTTCCGTATCGCTGTTGAGGGCGATACCTGTGACGGGCGCGACCTTAGCGCCGTGGATATTCAGCAGATGGCCGACACGTTTGATCCGCGTGTTTATGGCTGCCGCATCAACCTCGAACACATTCGCGGTTATCTGCCGGATAGCGATTTCAAACGCTACGGCGACGTGGTGGAGCTGAAAGCCGAAACCATCGACGACGATTCCGCGCTCAACGGCAAGCTGGCGCTGTGCGGCAAAATCGCCCCGCTCGATACCCTGGTTGAGATGGTTGGCAAAGGTCAGAAGGTTTACACCTCCATCGAGATCCAGCCGAACTTTGCCAACACCGGCAAATGCTACCTGGTCGGCCTGGCCGTGACCGATGACCCGGCAAGCCTCGGCACTGAATACCTCCAGTTCTGCCGTCAGGCCGAGCACAACCCGCTCAAACGCTTCAAAGCGAGCCCGGACAACCTTTTCTCTGTCGCTACCCTGGCAGAAATGGAGTTTGAAGATGTGCCGGAAAAACTGCTCAACAAAATCACCGACTCGGTAAAAGGCATTTTCAGCCGCAAACAGGCCAGCGATGACGCGCGTTTTAACGACGTGCATGAGGCGGTAACCGTCATTGCCGAGCAGGTGCAGCAGACCGGCGACGATACCGCCGAGCGTTTTAGCAAGATGGAGGCTGAAATCACCGGGCTTAAAAAGGCCATGACCGAGCAGGTCACCGAAACCAGCCAGCAATTCAGCGTCCTGACAAACACCCTGGACAACACCGAGAACAAGACCCAGAAGCGCCGCAAATTAAGCACCGGCGGCGGTGGTGATGGTGCTGCCGAAGTGCTGACCGACTGCTGATTAACGCTTTTGAATCAGCACTGATTCAGAGCCAAACCCATTTAAAACAGGAATAAAAATTCATGCGTAAAGAGACCCGTTTCCAGTTCAACAAATACCTGAGCCGCCTCGCTGAGTTAAACGGCGTGAGTGTGTCCGACCTCGCTAAAAAATTCACCGTCGAACCGTCGGTGACGCAAACCCTTTTCGACAAGGTGCAGCAGTCATCCTCATTCCTGCAACTGATTAACATGGTAGTGGTGCGTGAGCTGACCGAGGAGAAGGTCGGTATTGATGTTAGCGGCACAATCGCCAGCACCGCAGACACCGACAACGGCGTCGAGCGCAAGACCGCGGATTTTTCAAAGCTCGATGCTTACCGCTATTTCTGCAAGCCGGTTAACTTCGACTACAACCTGAAATACACCAAGCTCGACCTGTGGGCGCGCTATCAGGATTTTCAGATCCGCATTCGCGACGCCATCATCAAGCGCCAAGCGCTGGACTACATCACCATCGGTTTTAACGGTGTGAGCCGCGCGCCAACCTCTGACCGCAAGCAAAACCCACTGCTGCAGGATGTGGCGGTAGGCTGGCTGCAGAAGTACCGCAACGACGCGCCGGAACGCGTAATGAGCAAGGTCGTCGATGAGGATGGCACGGTTATTTCCGACACTATCAAAGTGGGGAAAGGCGGCCATTACGCCAACCTCGATGCCCTGGTAATGGATGCTCACGAATCCCTGATTGATGAAATCCACCGTGAAAACCCGGAGCTCGTTGTCATTTGCGGCCGCCGCATTCTGACCGACAAGTATTTCCCAATGATTAACAAGTTTCAGCCGAACAGTGAAGCGCTGGCCGGGGAGCTGATTATCAGTCAGAAAACCATCGGCCAGCTTCAGTCTGTACGCGCGCCGTTCTTCCCGGCTAACGCGGTGTTTATCACCACGCTGGATAACATTTCCATCTATCTCTACGAAGACGGCCACCGCCGCCACATCGTGGAAAACCCGAAACTCGACCAGGTGGAAAACTACGAGCAGGTGAAAGTCGATTTCGTTATCGAGGACTACGCCGCCGGGTGCCTGATTGAAAACATCGAGATTCTCGACCCGGAAGAGCCAGCCACTGCCGAAGCATTGAGTGCAGACGTATTCGCAGCCGCTATCGTGAACGCGGTGCAAAAGCTGGGAGCGGCACCGCAGTCTGCGCCGGTTGCTGAAACCGAAACCGACCAGAAGGACGCCTAAGCCATGCTGAGCCCCGCACGACGTCACGCGATGCGGGTCTCGGCCAGCCAGGCAGCGCAGCGGGAAAATGCCCCGCTGCGCCACGCCACCCCTTACGAGCAAATGCTCGTCAAGCTGGCCGCAGACCGTCGGACATTAAAAAACATCCATTCCAACGAAGCGAAAGCGACGAAAAAAGCCGAGCTGCTGCCGTTTTATCTGCCCTGGGTAACGGGCGTACTGGAGAACGGCACCGGCGCGCAGGACGACATTTTAATGACCGTCATGCTCTGGCGTCTCGATGCCGGGCAACTGGCTGGCGCGCTGGAAATCGCCCGTTATGCGCTGCGCTACAACCTCGCCACCCCTGACGGCCATGCGCGCACCGCGCCTTACATGCTGGCCGAGGAGTTTGCCCTGTCAGCACAACGCGCGAGCGATGGCGGCCAGCCGGTTGGCGTGTCGCTGCTGCTGGATTTGCTGGAGCTGGTTCGTGATGCCGATATGCCCGACCAGGTGAAAGCCCGTCTGCATAAAGTGATCGGCCTGGCGATGCGTGATGCCGGAAACCCTGCCGCTGCGCTGGAGCACCTGAGCCGTGCGGTGCAGCTCGACCGCAACGCCGGAGTACGTAAGGACATTGAGCGCCTGACGCGCGAGCTCAACCCGAGACCGGCAACCCAGAAAAAACAGCCAGCGGCTAAGGCTACGGCCAGCAAGACCCCGGCGAAAAAACAAGATTTAGCGGTGAAACGAGGGCGAGGCCGTCCGAAGAAAGTCACCGCATAACCGAAAGCGCCCCGCGCCGGGCGGCACGCTGGTCAAAGACGGTGTTCCACCGACACGGCGACCGGCGTCCACCGCCCACCTATTACAGAGGTTGTCATGACAGTGATTATCACTAAGCCGGAAGCGGTATCGGTCGAGCCTGGTGTGGTTATCCCCGCCCGACCGGTGCCGGAGGCCGTTATCACCAACACGGCGTTTTTCCCGGCCATTGAGCCCTTGCGCATTCGTGAGTTGCTGCGTATCGAGAGCACCGTTAGCGCGGTGCGTTTACGTGCCGCGATTATCGACGGCATGGCAGAAACCAACGCTGAATTAAGAGAGTACCGCGAGGAGCAAATCTTACTCGGACGTGAAACCCTGGCCGACGTTCCCGCTGACAAAATCGACGGTGAGAGTGTGCGCTGTTTTTACTACCTGCAGGCCGTTAGCGCCATGACAACCGCGAAACTTTATGAGGGTTATCGTGGCGTGGATGCGAGCGCCAAAGGTGATAAGAAAGCCGACAGCATCGAGAGCGTGATTGATGAAATGTGGCGGGATATGCGCTGGGCGATAGCCCGTATCCAGGACAAATCGCGCTGCATCATCGGGCAAATCTGATGAGGGTTTACGCGCAGCAGGGCGATACCCTCGACGCACTTTGTGCCCGGCATTACGGGCGCACTGAGGGGGTATTCGAGGCGGTACTCGTTGCTAATCCGGGACTCGCCGAGCTCGGGGCGGTGCTGCCGCACGGCACCGGCATTGAGCTGCCGGACGTAGAAGCCGCGCCGGTAACTGAAACTATCAACCTGTGGGATTAGAGCATGAGTGAGGGTGAGAAAAGTGTCCTGTCACTGTTTGTGATAGGAATGTTGATTGTCGTTGGCAAGGTGCTTGCCGGTGGTGAGCCCATTACGCCGCGTTTATTTGTCGGGCGTATGCTGCTGGGCGGTTTTGTCTCGATGGTGGCCGGGGTGGTTCTGGTGCAATTCCCGGATATGTCGCTACCGGCAATTTGTGGCGTGGGTGCCATGCTCGGGATTGCCGGTTATCAGGTGGTTGAAATCGCTATTCAGCGTCGTTTCAAATCTCAGAAGGGGAAACAGGATGCCGGTAATTAACACTCATCCAAACGTCGCCGCATTCCTCGATATGCTGGCCTATTCAGAGGGAACCGCCAACCATCCGCTAACGAAAAATCGCGGCTATGACGTGATTGTCACCGGGATGGATGGCAAGCCGGAAATTTTTACCGACTATCACGATCATCCGTTCGCCAGCGGCAGGCCAGCGAAGGTCTTTAACCGGCGCGGGGAAAAATCCACGGCATCCGGGCGCTATCAGCATCTTTATTTATTCTGGCCACACTATCAAAAGCAGCTCGGGTTATCCGACTTTAGCCCGCTGTCGCAGGACAAGCTCGCCATTCAGCTTATCCGGGAACGTGGTGCGCTGGAGGATATTCAGCAGGGGCGAATTGAGCGCGCGATTTCCCGCTGCCGGAATATCTGGGCGTCGTTGCCGGGTGCCGGTTACGGTCAGCGCGAGCACACCCTCGAATCACTGGTTGCAGTATATCGCAAGGCTGGCGGGGTGGTGTCATGAAAACGCTGATTGTCCTCCTTGCCCTGGCTGTGCTCGGGCTGCTGTGGATGCGCCACGAAAACGGCACGCTCGCCCGCTCATTTGAGAAAGCAAACCGCGTCGCCGGTGAGCAGAAAGCACAAAACATCATGCTGAAAAATCAGCTCGATGTTGCCGCCAGAATCGCCGACGGCAATGAGCGTGCGCAGGTGGATTTGAGAAACAAATTGGCAACGTCTGAGGCACTGGCCGGGCGTCGAAGCAACACGATTACGAGGTTACTCAATGAAAATAAAGCACTTCGCGAGTGGTATGACTCTGCTTTACCTGATGATGTTATCCGGCTGCAGGAACGCCCCGCCTTTGACACAACAGCCGATTATTTACAGTGGCTGTCCGAAAGTGTCGCTGTGCAAACTCCCGGCCAGCCAGCCCCGCATTAACGGCGATTTACTCGCGGATAATCGCCAGCTCGAAAGCGCCTGGGTGAGCTGCGCCGCCCAGGTGGAAACGTTGAAAAAGTGTCAGGATAATCTCGATGCACAAACAAGCCAGTCTGAAAAAAGTCCTCACTGAGTCGGTGCCGGGGGTAGCGACCAACCCGAGTATGATGCGCATTTTTGCCGACGAGGGGGCGATTGATTCCACCCTTGCCACTTCGCTCTCGTTCGTGAAGCGGTACACGCTTAACGTGATCCTGACCGATTACACCGGCGATATTGATTACATTCTGGTGCCTATCCTGAAATGGGTTCGGGTCAATCAGCCGGATATCATGACCACTGGCGAGGGGCAGAAAAAAGGGTTTACGTGGTATGCCGATATCAATAACGACAGCAGCGTCGATATCAGCATCAGTTTACGCCTGACCGAGCGAACCATCGTCAGGGAGGAAAGCAACGGTGATTTGCACGTCAGCTATGCGCCGGAACCGCAAGAGGCGGTCTGGTGATGGACAGGCTCAAGCCTTTTGACGACAAACTCGCGGCGCTGATTGCTAACCTGTCTCCGGCTGGCCGCCGCAGAATGGCCGGGGAAATAGCGAAAAAGCTACGAACCCGGCAACAGCAGCGGATAAAGGCACAGAAAGACCCCGACGGCAAGCCCTACGCCGCCCGAAAGCGCCAGCCGGTAAAGAGCAAGAAAGGCCGTATTAAACGGGAAATGTTCGCAAAGCTGCGCACCAATCGTTACATGAAAGCCACCGGCAGCGACGAGGCCGCGGTCGTGGAGTTTGTTGGTAAAGTGCAGCGCATAGCACGCGTGCATCAGGAGGGGTTAAAGGACAAGCCCAACCCGGCGGCGCGTGAAATCCAGTACCCAGCCCGTCAATTGTTAGGATTCAATTATGATGATATACATTTGATTGAACAGGAGTTGCTAACTGGTTTGACTAAATCAAGATAAAAGGTAGGGTTTATGGATGATAAATTTTCTTTATTAAGATTAAGGATAAAGAAATCACAAAGTATCGTCATGGATAAGTTGATTAGAGAGCACAACACGGAAATTTGTGTACTTTGCGGGAGTGAGAGCGATATCACAAGAGAGCATGTTATACCTCAATGGGCCTTTGAATCAGACCAGAAGAAATTTATTGTAAACACAAAAAACAATCAATCATCCAATTATATAAAGATGACTATCCCAGCATGCAGGACTTGTAATTCTGAGTTGCTAGGGGAATTTGAGGATTACATTAAAAGGTTCCTTTTGGAAAAAAGTGGTGAGGACTTAACAGCGTATGAAATTGATTGTTTGATATGGTGGCTTCAATATTTAGGCTTTAAGCTTCAACTAATGGATCTGCGTGCTCACTTCCTTAGGTATAAAGGAGGTGATTATATCCCTTATCTGTCAAAAATACCTGTAGCTATGTTTTGGGGGGATATAGACACCACGCCGGGTAAGGTATTTAAAATAATTAGAAAAAGCAGGCGTGCACTTGTAAAAAAAAGAAAGAGTGAAAAATTCAACTCTTTACTAGTGTTTGCAACAAAAAATAAAAGCTTTTATTTCTTTCATAAAGTAAATAAGTTTATTTTCATTGAGATTCCTCAGGTAAAAAAAGCATTTTTCTTATTCTTCAATAAGGAGTTTGATGAGCATGCAACTGCTTATAAAGAGTGCATGGAGATAGTTAAAAAGGTCTATAACTCCTAATTATCATGTTGTATCAGCCCTGACAAAACCCCGCCAGATTGCCGCCGGATATCCCCGGCGGCATCCTTTCCAGTATGAATACTCTCGCAAATATCCAGGAGCTGGCGCGCACGCTGCGCAATCTCATCCGCACCGGTGTCGTTGTTGAAGTCGACACGGAAACGGGGCGCTGCCGCGTCCAGACCGGCGGCAATACCACCGACTGGCTCCAGTGGCTGACGTCCCGCGCCGGGCGTTCCCGTACATGGTGGGCTCCCTCTGTCGGTGAGCAAGTTATGATTCTGGCCGTTGGCGGTGAGCTCGATACGGCGTTTGTGCTGCCCGGTATTTATTCCGACGACAACCCCGCCCCCTCTGTCTCTGGCGATGCGGTGCATATTTCGTTCCCGGATGGCGCGGTGATTGAGTACGAACCCGAGGCCGGCGCTCTGACCGTGAGCGGGATTAAAACCGCTGATATCACGGCATCCGAATCGCTGACCGCCTCTGTGCCGGTGGTGAACATCAAAGCCGATACCCGCGTTACGCTCGATACGCCGGAAGTGGTCTGCACTAACAAGCTGACGTGCGCCACCCTGGACGTGCAGAAAGGCGGGAAGATGGGCGGGAACATCGAGCATTCCGGCGGCTCGTTCACATCTAACGGCGTGCAGGTTGATAAACACGGTCACGGTGGCGTACAGCGTGGCGCCGACTGGACGGAGGGCACCCAATGACCGCCCGTTATCTCGGCATGAATCAGGCCACCGGCCTGAGCGTCAGTGACGCGGAACACATCCGGCAAAGCGTGCGGGACATTCTTATCACGCCGGTCGGCTCGCGCGTGATGCGGCGGCAATATGGCTCGCTGTTGTCTGCCCTGACTGACCAGCCACAAAACGAGGCGCTGCGCCTGCAAATTAGCGCCGCCTGCTACATGGCGATCCTGAAATGGGAGCCGCGCGTCAGGCTGACCGGCATCATCTATGAAACCCGGTTTAACGGCGAAATGGTCGTCGATATCACCGGTGAATTTACCGACTCGGGCGCAAGCCTTTCCCTTTCCATTCCGCTGAGCTGATACCTATGCCAACCATTGACCTGAGCCAACTCCCCGCGCCTGAAATCGTTGAAGAGCTCGATTTTGAAACCCTCCTGGCCGAGCGCAAAGCGACGTTAATCTCGCTTTATCCGGAAGATAAACAGGACGCTATCGCGCGCACCCTCGAGCTGGAATCCGAGCCCATCGTCAAGCTGTTGCAGGAGAACGCTTACCGCGAGGTGATTCTGCGCCAGCGCGTGAACGAGGCCGCCCGCGCGGTCATGCTGGCTTACGCAAACGGCGCCGATCTCGATGTGATGGCCGCGAACAATAACACCGCGCGTCTGGTGCTGAGCCCGGCAGACGATACCACCCTCCCGCCGACGCCAGCCGTGATGGAGTCCGACAGTGATTTACGGCTTCGCGCCCAACGCGCTTTTGAAGGAATGAGTGTGGCCGGGCCAGTCGGGGCGTATGAATATCACGGCCTGAGCGCCGACGGTCGGGTCGCCGATATTGCGGTTGAGAGCCCGTCCCCGGCTTGTGTCACCGTGACCGTGCTGTCGCGTGAGGGCAATGGCACCGCAGGGGCTGACCTGATTGCCGTTGTGACCCGCGCGCTCAACGATGAGGACGTGCGCCCGGTGGCTGACCGTGTGACCGTGCAGGCCGCCGAGATTGTTCCCTACCAGATTGACGCCACGCTTTATTTTTTCCCTGGCCCCGAAGCCGCGCCGATAAAAGCCGCCGCCGAGAAGCAAATCCAGCGCTATATCTCGGCACAGCACCGACTCGGGCGGGATATCCGGTTGTCAGCCATTTATGGGGCGTTGCACGTCGAGGGCGTGCAGCGTGTCGAGCTGGCTTCCCCGCTGGCCGATATTGTGCTCGCAAAACATCAGGCTTCTTACTGCACCACCTACACGCTGAAAGACGGGGGGGCCGATGAGTGATAACCGCCTGCTGCCGGTCGGCTCGTCGCCGCTGGAGGTCGCCGCCGCGCGTGCTCTGGCTGATATCGCGCAAACGCCGATTCAGCTCCGCACACTCTGGAACCCGGACACCTGCCCGGTGAGCCTGCTCCCGTATCTGGCCTGGGCGTTTTCCGTCGACCGCTGGGACGAGAACTGGACGGCAGCGACAAAGCGAAGCGTGGTGCGTACCGCGTATTTCATTCACCGCCGCAAAGGCACTATCGGCGCTATCCGGCGCGTGGTCGAGCCGCTGGGCTACATGATTAAAGTCACTGAGTGGTGGGAAACCGGCGACGAGCCCGGCACTTTTCGCCTGGATATTGGCGTACTGGAAAGCGGTATCACGGAGGAAATGTATCAGGAGATGGAGCGCCTTATCGCTGATGCTAAAGCTGCAAGCCGTCACCTGATTGGCCTGAACATCATTCAGGAAGTTGCCGGCGATTTGTACGTCGGCGGCACATATTACGACGGCGAGATTGTGACGGTTTACCCCGAAATGGAGCTACTGAAATGAGTCAAAAATTTAAAACTGTTCTCACCAATGCCGGGGTGCAAAAGCTGGCCGCCGGTTTACCGCCTGACGGGAAGAAAGTTGTTTTTACCGCAATGGCCGTGGGTGACGGGGGCGGCTCCTTGCCCGAACCCAAACCGGAGCAAACCGCCCTAGTGCGTGAGGTATACCGCGAACTTATCAATACGATCACCCCGCACCCTAAATATGCTAACTGTGTGGTGGCCGAAATGATTATCCCCCCTAACTGGGGTGGTTTCTGGATGCGTGAGCTTGGGCTCTATGACAGTGAGGGCGTGCTTATCGCAGTGGCTAACATAGCCGAGAGCTATAAGCCGCTACTCGAAGAGGGCTCCGGGCGTGCGTCAACCGTGCGCATGGTGATTGCTGTCAGCAATATCGCCTCGGTCGAGCTGCAGGTCGACAGCACCACGGTGCTCGCGACTAAAGAGTATGTTGACGACGAGCTCGACAAACACGCCAAATCACGAAATCACCCTGACGGCACGCTAAAAGAAAAAGGTTTTGTCCAACTGAGCAGCGCCACCGACAGTGATAGCGAGACGCTGGCCGCCACGCCAAAAGCCGTTAAAACTGCTTATGCCATGGCTAAACAGGCTGATGAAAATGCTGATAAGCGCCTGCAGGCTGACAAAAATTTTTCTGACGTTAAGGATGCGGCTGAGGCACGTAAAAATATTGGGTTGGGTGATATTGCCACGCATGACGCAAAAGAGTTTGTGCCGGTTACGCGCACGGTGAATAAAAAGAAACTGGATGCTGATATTTCATTAAGTGCTGGCGATGTTGGTGCCGTGCCGACCACTGGCGGTGATGTGGGGTATCTCGATAATGCTGATCATTATCACATCAAAGATAATGTGTGGCCTGGGGTGGGGTCATTTCAAAATCAAGTCAATGACCGGCGAGCGCTGTTTTATTCAGCTAACTATGGTGCCAATGGCAATGTCTATCTGCCAATGACAAAAGCGACGGTAGAAACTGTCGGACATGGCTACCGCGCCGCCGTTAGCTATGGCGCGTTAACATCAGGCAATGCTGATTATCCCAGCGCGTGTATCCATGTGTGCAGCGCCATGGGCGATGGCTCGTTTAGAGATAGCGTGTGGGGATTTAACCCGAACAATGGCAAATTCACATCGCCAGGTGCGATTCATGCAGGCGGCGCGATTCTCGAAACAAATGGTGATGTTTACGGCCCGTGCTGGGGCGGCTGGCTGAGTCAGTGGTTGGGTAACAATATGACATCCCAGGCAACGACCAACTGGGTGATTCAGAATTTTGTGCAGAACATCGACCTTACAGCCGCGACTGAAATTCAGTTTTGGGACGGCAGAGGATATCCAAAGGGAACGGATGGCGGCGCTATGTATAACTTCTCGATGGTTGGCGGCGCTAACAACGTCGGTACATTTCACATTCGCTATCTTCGTAAGCTGATGAATGGGCAATGGATTGTTATTAACTGAGGAAAAAAGATGATGCAGCAATTTGGGAAGTTTTCGCAGTACACGCCTAAAGGGAAAACGCTTACTGTAGATGGTGGCAAGGTGATTTATTTGCAGGATGAACAGGGAAACGACTGGTACGACGTACAAAAGCAATTTAGCGAAAACACGCTTAAAGTCGGTTATGACGAAGACGGGCGTGTCAGGACGTTCTGCACCGATATTTATGCGTTCTTCCCTATGAACCTGAGTGTCGTTGAGTTGCCCGCCGCAAAAGCAAATATGCGTGTAAGCCTGGGCGATGACTGGTTTTATAAAGACGGTAAATTGCAGCAGATTCGCGATCAGCTTGCTATCGCTACAACTGAACGCGATAACCGCATGATTGCCGCAACAAAGCGTATCGACTGGCTCGCCGCCGCACTTGAGGATGGTGATATTTCCGATGAAGAAAACGCCGAGCTTGAAGCGCTGCGGGCTCATCGTGCCGAACTACGCCGTATAGACCTGACCGCTGCGCCTAAAATCACTTGGCCTGTGCTTCCAGCCTGATAAAAGCGCTCCTGACCGGGGCGTTTTTCTTTTCCCGGTTGTGCCACCGACAGCAAAACTCTGACCGCTCGCCCCCTACCGCCACACATCAGAAAATATCACTCACCCAAACACCACGGAGTAAACCGGATGAGTGACTTTCACCACGGCGTCCAGGTCGTCGAAGTAAACGATGGCACGCGCGTCATTTCCACTGTCTCGACGGCAATCATTGGCATGGTCTGTACCGCCAGCGATGCCGACGAAAAAACATTCCCGCTCAATGAGCCGGTGCTGATTACCAATGTGCAAAGCGCGATTGCTAAGGCCGGTAAAAAAGGTACCCTGGCCGCTTCGCTGCAGGCTATTGCCGACCAGGCCAGACCGGTGACCGTTGTTGTGCGCGTTGCCGAGGGCGTCGGCGACGATGAAGAGGTCGCGCAGGCTGAGACAATCTCGAACATCATCGGCACCACGGATGAGAACGGCAAATACACCGGGCTTAAAGCGCTGCTGACCGCCGAGGCGGTAACCGGTGTTAAGCCGCGCATTCTCGGCGTGCCGGGGCTCGATACAAAAGAGGTGGCGGTTGCGCTGGCCTCGGTCTGCAAGAAGCTCCGCGCGTTTGGTTATATCAGCGCCTGGGGCTGCAAAACCGTCCCGGACTGTATCAAGTACCGCGAGAATTTCAGCCAGCGCGAGTTAATGCTCATCTGGCCGGATTTTATTGCCTGGAACACCGTAGCAAACGCTAGCGACACGGCTTACGCCACCGCCCGCGCAATGGGGCTGCGTGCTTACATCGACCAGACGGTCGGCTGGCATAAAACGCTGTCTAACGTTGGCGTCCAGGGTGTGACTGGCATCAGCGCGTCAGTGTTCTGGGATTTGCAGGAATCCGGCACCGACGCCGACCTGCTGAACGAGGCCGGGGTCACCACGCTGATTCGTAAAGATGGTTTCCGCTTCTGGGGTAACCGCTGCTGCTCTGACGATCCGTTATTCCTTTTCGAAAACTACACCCGCACCGCGCAGGTTATCGCCGACACGATGGCTGAGGGGCATATGTGGGCGGTTGATAAACCTATTTCCCCGACGCTTATCCGCGACATTGTGGACGGCATCAATGCCAAATTCCGCGAGATGGCCACGGCGGGTTATATCGTCGGTGCAACGTGCTGGTTTGACGAAAGCGCCAACGACAAAGAAACCCTGAAAGGCGGCAAGCTGATCCTCGATTACGATTTTACGCCGGTGCCGCCGCTGGAAAACCTGACGCTGCGCCAGCGTATTACCGACAAATATCTCGTCACCCTGGCCGCTGCGGTCAGTCGATAAGGAGCCCGATTAAATGGCAATGCCACGCACGCTAAAAATGATGAATGCATTCATCAACAGTGTCAGCTACCTGGGCGTCGTAACCTCGCTGACGCTCCCGAAGCTGACCCGCAAACTGGAAATGTATCGCGGTGCCGGGATGAACGGCGCAGCCCCGATTGATTTCGGCCTGGACGATGATGCGCTCTCGATGGAGCTGAGTCTCGGCGGGTTCCCGGATGAGGCGCTCTGGACGATGTACGGTGCTGTCGGCACTGGCGAGACGCTGCGTTATGCAGGCTCATACCAGCGCGACGATACCGGCGAAATTGTGCCGGTTGAGGTGGTGACCCGTTTCAAAATGAAAGAAATGGACACCGGAGAAAACAAGCAAGGCGAGAAAGCCGAGAGCAAATTATCGGTTATCTGCACTTACTTCAAACTCACCATCAACGGGAATGTTGTCATTGAAATCGACGTGCTGAACGCTATCGAGAAAGTGAACGGCGTCGACCGACTGGAACAGCACCGCAAAAATATTGGCCTGATTTAACCCCTGCACCGGCGGGAATACCTCGCCGGTAAACCCCCAAATTCTGACGAAAGAGAGCAAGCAACATGGGTAAAGCAAAAGAAGTATTAACCAATCCTGAAAATACGATCACCCTCGATACGCCGATTAAACGCGGTGAGCAGGTTATTGCCGCAGTTACGCTGATTAAACCCAATACCGGCACGCTGCGCGGTGTCTCGCTGGCTGATGTGGCTAACTCCGATGTTAACGCGCTGATTAAGGTGCTGCCGCGCATGACTTACCCGAGCCTGACTGAGCAGGAAGTCGCGGCGCTTGAGCTGCCGGATATTCTGGCGATGGCCGGGAAGGTGGTCGGTTTTTTGGCACCGAATTCGGCGGCATAGTATTTCCTGAAAAATTCTCGGTCGACGATTTCATTGCGGATATCGCGGTTATCTTCCACTGGCCGCCGTCTGAGCTTTACCCGATGAGCGTGGCCGAGCTCCTCTTATGGCGCGATAAAGCGCTCCAGCGAAGCGGAAACGCAGATGAGTAATAACGTTAAGTTGCAGGTTTTACTCAAGGCTGTTGACCAGGCGACCCGCCCGTTTAAATCCATCCAGACAGCGAGTAAATCGCTGTCGGGTGATATCCGGGAATCACAGAAATCCTTACGCGAGCTGAACGGCCAGGCCTCAAAGATTGAGGGATTCCGTAAAACCAGCGCGCAGCTCGCGGTCACCGGTCAGGCTTTGAAGCAGGCTAAACAGGAGGCCGCCGCGCTGGCTGTCCAGTTTAAAAACACCGAACAACCCATGCTCGCGCAGTCACGCGCAATGGATGCCGCACGCCGCAGCGCTAACGAGCTTCAGCTCAAACAAAACAGCCTCCGGCAATCGGTACAGCGTCAGCGCCAGGAGCTGGCGCAGGCCGGAATAAATACCCGCACCCTGGCGAGTGATGAGCGCCGACTGAAAAACTCTCTTAGCGAAACAACTGCGCAGCTAAACCGCCAGCGGGAAGCACTGGCGAGGGTCAGCGCGCAGCAGGCGAAACTCAATGCAGTCAAAGAACGCTATCAATCCGGTAAAGCGCTTGCGGGAAGTGCTGCCGCCGTAGGTGCTGCCGGGGTCGGTATCGCCACGGCGGGAACGATGGCCGGTGTGAAACTGCTGATGCCAGGCTATGACTTTGCACAGAAAAACTCTGAGCTGCAGGCCGTACTTGGGGTGGATAAACAATCCCCGGAAATGCAGGCGCTACGCAAACAGGCGCGCCAGCTCGGTGATAACACTGCGGCGTCTGCTGATGATGCCGCCGGAGCACAGATTATTATCGCGAAGGGTGGCGGGGATGCCGCAGCCATTCAGGCGGCGACGCCGGTCACGCTAAATATGGCGCTGGCTAACCGCCGGACGATGGAAGAGAACGCCGGGCTTTTGATGGGAATGCGCTCGGCGTTTCAGCTCTCTAACGACAGAGTGGCACACATTGGCGATGTGTTGTCGATGACGATGAACAAGACCGCCGCCGACTTTGACGGCCTCAGTGATGCCCTGACCTACGCAGCACCAGTCGCAAAAAATGCCGGGGTCAGTATCGAACAAACTGCCGCAATGGTGGGGGCTCTGCATGATGCAAAAATTACCGGCTCAATGGCGGGGACGGGTAGCCGTGCAATTCTGAGTCGCCTGCAGGCACCGACCGGGAAAGCTTTCCAGGCAATTAAAGAGCTCGGCGTTAAGACGGCTGACGGCAAAGGCAATACGCGGCCAATCTTCAGCATCCTGAAAGAAATGCAGGCCAGTTTCGAAAAAAATAAACTCGGAACCAGCCAGCGCGGCGAGTACATGAAAACCATTTTCGGGGAGGAGGCCAGCTCGGCCGCCGCCGTACTCATGACCGCAGCGGCCAGCGGTAAGCTCGACCAGTTAACCGCCTCGCTTAAAGCCTCGGATGGCAAAACCGAGGAGCTGGTCAAAGTTATGCAGGACAACCTCGGGGGCGACTTCAAAGAGTTTCAGTCGGCTTATGAGGCGGTCGGGACTGACCTTTTTGACCAGCAGGAGGGTTCACTCCGCAAACTGACGCAGACCGCAACGGGGTATGTGCTCAGGCTCGACGGCTGGATTCAGAAAAATAAAGGGCTGGCGCAAACTCTCGGGCTGATTGCCGGTGGCGCGTTGGCGCTGATTGGCACCATCGGGGCTATCGGTCTGGTTGCCTGGCCGGTTGTCGCTGGCATTAATGCGATCATCGCGGCCGCCGGTCTGCTCGGGACAATTTTCAGCGCGGTAGGAAGCGCCATTGTCACGGCTCTCGGGGCGATCACCTGGCCGGTGGTGGCCGTCGGGGTGGCTATCGTCGCCGGTGCTCTGCTTATCCGCAAATATTGGGAGCCCATCAGCGCCTTTTTCGCTGGCGTTGTGGAAGGGCTTAAAGCGGCCTTTGCGCCCGTTGGTGAAATGTTCGCGCCATTAAAGCCGGTATTTGACTGGCTGGGCGAGAAACTAAAAGCCGTGCGGGAATGGTTTAAGAACCTGATTGCGCCGGTGAAATCCACGCAAGAAACGCTCGATTCCTGCAAGAGCGCCGGGGTGATGTTCGGTGAGGCGCTGGCTAATGCGCTGCTTGCCCCGCTTAATGCCTTTAATCTGCTGAGAAAGGGCATTACGTGGGTACTGGAAAAGCTCGGTGTTATCAACAAGGAATCGGGCGAAATCAACAAAACTGCGGGTGACCTTGCCACCGGCGGGGCAAATGCGCCGGGCGGGAGCGGGAGTTATTCACCTGCCACTGGTGGCGCATACATCCCGGCAACCGCTGGCGGGGCATACCAACCCATCGGCGCGCCTGGTGGCCGTTCATATGTCGACAACAGCCGCAGCGAATACAACATCCACCTGCCAGGCGGGATGATGCCGGAGCGTGATCTCGACCGCCAGTTACGAGACGCGGTGGAAAGAATCGACCGGGAAAAACGTGCTAAACAGCGCTCTGACATGCGGCATGATTGACAGGAGGAATTAACGATGATGCTCGCACTAGGTCTTTTTGTTTTTATGCGTCAGACGCTGCCGTTCCAGTCGATGCAGCATGATATTAGCTGGCGCTGGCCGTCAAACAGCCGCGTCGGTGCGCGTCCGGCGTTTCAGTTTCTCGGTGTGGAGGAGGAAAAAATTACGCTGAGCGGGACGCTTTACCCGGAGCTGACGGGCGGGCGGTTTTCGCTGCTGACATTAAAGCTCATGGCTGATGAGGGGAAAGCCTGGTCACTGATTGAGGGAACCGGCACGATTTACGGGATGTTTGTCGTTAACTCGGTGCGTCAGACCAATGCGGAATTTTTTAACGACGGCACGGCCAGGAAAATAGATTTTACGCTGGAGCTCACCCGCGTGGATGAATCGCTCGCGAATATGTTCGGTGATATCGGCCAGCAGGCCGAGAGCCTGGTCGGGAAAGCCCGCGACATGGCCGGGGATGTGGTTTCAAAAGTGAGCGGTGCAGCCGGGGGATTATTCTGATGCTTAACACCATTTTATCCGATGCGGGGGCAACCGCGACGCCGGCATTTTTGCTCCGGCTGGAAAACAAAGACATTACGCAGAATATCAGCGACCGGCTCATCAGTCTGAGCATGACTGACAACCGCGGATTTGAGGCCGACCAGCTCGACATTGAGCTCGATGACAGTGACGGCCTGATTGAGCTCCCGTTACGCGGCGCGGTGCTGACTTTGTTCCTCGGCTGGAAAGGTGAGGCGCTTATCGGTAAGGGGCAATTTACGGTTGATGAGATTGAGCACCGGGGCGCACCTGATGAAGTTACGATCCGGGCGCGTAGTGCTGATTTTCGTGGCTCGCTGAACTCGCGCCGGGAAGCCTCTTATCACGATACAACCCTAGGGGAAATTGTGGCGACCATTGCCGGGCGAAACAAACTGGAGCCAGCGGTCGCCGATGTGCTGAAAGGGATTAAAGTTTCACACATCGACCAGGCGCAGGAGTCCGACGCTAAATTCCTTACCCGACTGGCCGAGCGGAACGGCGCAGAGGTATCGGTCAAGGCCGGTCGTCTGCTGATGCTCAAGGCCGGGAATGGTGTCACGGCCAGCGGCAAGCCTATCCCGGCTATCACTATCGCGCGCAGCTCTGGCGACCGTCACAGCTTCTCTATCGCTGACCGGGGCGCATACACCGGCGTTACGGCTAAATGGCTGCATACCAAAGACCCGAAGCCGGAGAAGCAAAAACAGCAGGTGAAGGTGAAGCGTAAACCCAAAGAGCGGCATTTACGCGCGCTGGAGCACCCGAAAGCTACACCGGTTAGCAAGGCTAAGGCAAAGAAAGTCAAAGAGCAGGAAGCCCGAGAGGGGGAATACATGACCGGCACCGAGGATAATGTTTTCGCCCTGACAACAATCTACGCGACAAAGGTGCAGGCCATACGCGCCGCACAGGCAAAATGGGATAAGTTGCAGCGTGGGGTTGCAGAGTTTTCTATCTCGTTGGCATTGGGGCGTGCCGATATCTACCCGGAAACCCCGGTGCGCGTCTCAGGGTTTAAGCGTGTTATAGACGAGCAGGACTGGACGATCACAAAGGTTACCCACTCGCTCAGCAATAATGGTTATACGACGGGTTTAGAGCTTGAGGTTAAGCTGAAAGATGTTGAATATGAGAAAAATTGAGTGTTTAGCTGAATGTTAATTCCATTTAGTAGAATTTGGTGTAATGATTATTTGCATAAAGCGAATTTATCGGAGGGAATATGTTTCATTGTCCACAATGCCAACACGCAGCTCATGCCAGAACGAGTCGATATCTGAGTGAAAACACGAAAGAAAGGTATCATCAGTGCACAAACATAAACTGTAGCTGTACTTTTGTGACGATGGAGTCAGTTGAACGCTTTATTGTTACTCCTGGAAAAGTTAATCCTGCGCTCCCGCATCCAATGCAAGGTGGGCAGCAAAAAATGCACTGGATGTGA